TTCTTAGCTGGGGCTCACACAGGTAGGATTATCCAGCAAGAACAAGATAGGTTATATGTGGGCAAAGTCATTGAAAAGGAACAGGTTCCAGAAAAGATAGAAAACGGTGAGAGATTTGATGAGGCTTACTATATAGTTGTTGAAGATAATCATGGTGAATACCTAAGATATAGCGTATCAAAAGATGTTTATAAGCAAATAGAAATAAATGATATGTATAAAAGAAAGTAGGTGGGCTGATGTCATTACATAAATATCCCTGGATGGATGATGAAATAAGTCTCATAGCAGATAATATTGAACACCCACCCAGAATCGTATATAAGAAATACGTTGAGAAGTTTGGCCAGGTAAGGTCATTTAGTGCAGTAAAGGTGAAAAGACTAAAACTTATAGATGAATTAGGCGGGGTGGATAAAGGCTTAAAAGAAATTGGACCGGTTAGAAACACAGAGGCTAAGCCCAACAAGGTCGTATCAAAATACGATATGGCCAGAATTCTCAAGGATGACTTGACTGAGAGACGGAAGAGAAATGCACAGCTAAAAGACTTCACTGAATTAATTACTGGCAACAAATATAGTGTGAAGTTAGCAGAGGGTCACAGTAGTGAACTTGATTTAACATTCGAGTATATGGATGACTACAACCTATATTTTAGGGCCAATAGTGGTTGCGTTGAGACTTTTCCGAGACATAGAAATTTAGTAGTAATATTTGATAAAAATTCAAATAGGTTGGTGTGTAAACCTCTAGTATTTGCACCCAATGATAAAGTTTAAGGAGTAGGATATGAAATTACTAAAGATATATACAGAAGTACTAAAAGATATTTTAAGCGATAAACCTTTAAAGGTGAAGGTATATCCAAAGGATGATTACCTAGAGGTGATATGTGCACCATACACAGTGGTATACTGTGTACCTAAGGATTCTTTTCCGTTTGATTTAAATAGTAAAAGACTATCAGAGGGGGTATCAGAAACCGGTTCAATACTTCCAAATAATGTGGTGGTTGATTCCCAAAAGGCTACTATAGTAGGCTATGATATGCGAACTGTTGATGCAAAAGAATATTTAGTGGCGCTATTAAAGGTTAATCCTGATGATGAAAAAGAAAGACCCGTTATGATTAACAAGGATCTATTAAAGAATTTTGATAAAGATGCAGAATTGCGTATCGTAAATGAAGTTGACAGAATACACCTGGTCGGTGTATTTGAAAAGAACACTAGTGGTGACTACGCCCTTGCGGGATTAGTTTTACCTATAATGCGCTAAAATCTGAAGGGGGGGGTAACCTTGTTTATAAATGATAGAAAAATAACCTTGTCGGTTGGGTCAAATAGATATTCAAAGAACTGGCAAAGACAGACAATGAACTATTCTGACCTTGTCGATAAACTAAAGACCCCTACTAGATCGCTTGAGAGTCTAGCCGATTACATGAAAATGAAAAAATCCCAGCAGGACGCTTTAAAAGATGTTGGTGGGTTTGTCGGCGGTGTACTAAAAGGTAACCAAAGACTTTCACATAATATCGAGTCCAGGGATCTAATTACCCTGGACTTCGATAATATCGCAAGTGGGATGACAGATGATGTTATCAAAAGGGTCCAGATATTAGGGTGTAACTATGTTATATATTCAACTAGAAAGCATGCTAGTTATAAGCCCAGGCTTAGGATAATCATTCCTACAGATAGGACGATTACCGTAGATGAGTATGAGCCTATAGCAAGAAAAGTGGCAGCCATGATAGGAATAGAGATGGCAGACCCGACAACATTCCAGGCATCTAGGCTTATGTATTGGCCGAGTTGTTCGTCTGATAGTGAGTATGTGTATAAGTATGAGGACAAACCATTTTTAAACGCAGACGGTATTCTTAGTCAGTATGCAGACTGGAAGGATGTCACTTGTTGGCCACAAGTTCCGGGGGTTGATATTAAGCAAAGGCACTTAGTGGATAAACAACAAGACCCTACTACTAAAAAAGGTCTTGTAGGGGCTTTTTGTAGGACCTATGATATATTTTCAGCCATGGATAAGTTTATCCCGGGTGCCTATGAGGACACTGGCAAGGATGACAGGTATACCTACGCAGGTGGGTCAACCTCAGGCGGTGCAGTTATATACCAAGACGGAATGTTCTTGTACTCCCACCACGCTACAGACCCATGTAGTGGTCAGCTAGTTAACGCCTGGGACCTTATAAGGTTGCATAAGTTCTCACATCTTGACGAAGAAGCGACTGAAGGTACTCCAGTATCCAAAATGCCGTCTTACGTGGCTATGAAAGAGCTTGTTAGGGTAGATAAGGCAGTTATGTCTAAGCTTGATGAAGAACGCCAGGAAGAGGCCCAGGATTATTTCAGTGACCTAGGTCAAAATAGAGTAAGTCAAATTGCCGTAAGTCAAGATGTAGCGGATAGTGTAGATCAAGTTAAAGAAATAGAAGACAGTAACTGGGTAGAGAAGCTAGAAAAAAACCCAAATACTGGAAAGAATGAAAAGTCAATCGCCAATATCGTGCTAATATTATCTAATGATAGGAATTACAAAGGTAAGATATGGCTAGATGATTTTGCAGGTAGGCTAATGGTTACTTGCCCACTACCCTGGGATAGTGGTGACGGATCGAGAGAGTGGAAAGATTCAGATGACGCCCAGTTGGCTTTAAGGTTAGAAAAGGAATACCAGATAACAGGCAAGGATAAGATAGAAACAGCGGTTAAGGTAGTTAGTGATAACAACAAAAGAAACGAAGTAAAAGACCTTATAGAGTCATTTAAGTGGGATGGTGTACCAAGGATACCTACACTGCTGCATGACTATTTAGGGGCCGAACAGTCCATATATGCAGCGGATATCATGAAGAAGTCATTGGCTGCTGCCGTTGCTAGGGCGTTTAGTGATAGCGGGGTTAAATATGACTATATGGTAATTTTTACTGGTAAACAGGGGATCGGTAAGTCTACCTTTTTGAGTAAGTTAGGCATGAACTGGTTTAGTGATAGCCTGTATAACTTTGAAGGTAAAGAGGCAGCGGAACTTATCCAGGGGACTCTGATTAATGAAGTGGGCGAGCTATCAGCCATGAATAAATCGGAGACAGAAGCCATCAAGCAGTTTTTATCCAAAACGCATGATATCTACAGGGCTGCTTATGGAAGACATACATTTAAAAGACCTAGAAGATGTGTATTTTTTGGATCAACTAACGCAAGTGAATTCTTAAAAGATGCCACGGGTAATAGGCGTTTTTGGCCGATAAAGGTTGGCGCAGAGCCTACTACTAAGAACATATTTAAGGACCTAGACGGGGAAATAGACCAGATATGGGCAGAAGCTTATATTTACTATATATTAGGTGAGCCTCTATATCTAGAGGGCGAGAGTGAAGCTATATCAAAGAAGTTCCAGGAAGACTTTAGGGAGATTGACCCTTGGCAGACAGAGATAGAAGAATTTCTTGCAATGAAGATACCCAGGGATTGGTACAGTCTTAATATCGGCCAGCAGAGGGCATACGTGCAGGGTAATCTAAAGACAGAAAGTCCATTAGTAGATAGGGACAGGGTGTGTGTTAAAGAGATTTGGCAGGTGTGCTTTGGCACTGATATGAAATATTGTACTAAGAGAGAATCCAACAGAATATCATCAATATTGACCGGATTATCGGGTTGGATTCGACTAGAAAAATCGACAAGATTTGGTTCATATGGAGTGCAAAAAGGTTTTGAAAAAAGTAAGATTTTAGAGTTCAAAATGGTGTAACCATCTATGTAACCATCTATGTAACCATCTATGTAACCATCTACCAAAATGTAACCATCGATGGTTACAAAAAGTAACCAAGGTAACCAAAAAAATTTAGATGGTTACAGGGATGGTTACAAGCTAAAGCAAGTAATTTCAATATGTATAATATATATGTAACCATTGTAACCATCTTTTACTAAATAATAATAAAAATATAGATATATAGATATTATAGGCGTATATATTATCTATAATATCTATAATTAAGGGTTATATACGCGCGAGAGATAAAGATGGTTACATCTAATTTTTAGGGAGATTCAGAGATGTTAGAAAGAGATGTTGAAAGACGATTAGTCAAAGAAATTAAAAACCTAGGGGGGTTATGTTATAAATTCGTATCTCCAGGAAATGTGGGGGTACCAGACAGGATATTAGTGTTAGAGTCAGGAGTGATTATATTTGCCGAGATAAAAGCAGATAAGGGTAAGTTGACTATGGCGCAGAGAAGTCAGATAAGTAAAATTAGGGGACGACATCAGAGAGCAGTAGTTGTCTATGGAATCCCAGGAGTTGAAAAACTAGTTGACCTTATTAAGAGGTCCAGGTATGATTTAATACCAGATGAATTGAGGTGATCAAGTGAGTTTGAAATTACATCCATACCAAGCACATTGTGTGGATAAGATTTTAGAAAATGACAATATAGGCTTGTTCCTTGATATGGGATTAGGCAAGACTCTTATAACACTTACAAGTATAGACAAGCTAAAATATGACAGGTTTTTAGTAAATAAGGTGTTAGTGATAGCACCTAAGAAGGTGGCAGAAGCTACCTGGCAAAATGAGATTGAAAAATGGCCAGAGCTAAACCATTTAAAAGTATCCACAGTACTGGGGACAGAAAGGCAGCGAATAAAGGCCCTTAATACTACAGCAGATGTGTATATCATAAACCGGGAGAACGTGGTATGGTTAGTGGATTTATACCAGAATAATTGGCCGTTTGATATGGTGGTATGTGATGAATTTTCCAGTTTTAAATCCTATCAGGCAAAGAGATTTAAAGCCTTAAAATCGGTTAAGCCACACATCAAAAGACTTATAGGGTTGACTGGAACACCAAGCCCTAATGGACTATTAGACTTGTGGAGCCAAGTATATTTACTGGATAGTGGCCAGAGATTGGGTAAAAGCTTTTTTGGGTTTAGGGCAAACTATTTTAAGTCTGATTACATGGGCTATTCATATGAACCTGTAGAAAATACAGAAAAGCTAATTACAGACAAGATATCAGATATTTGTATTTCTATGAAGGCAGAAGATTACCTGGACTTGCCACCAGTTACTGATAATATTATCCCAGTTAGATTAACGCCTAAAGCAGAGAAGCAGTACAAAACTATGGAGCGTGATATGATATTGGCTATTCCTGATGCAGAAGATATAGACGCCACGAGTGCAGCAGCTTTATCTAATAAATTATTACAGCTAGCTAATGGGGCAATTTATGATGAGGACCACAACTATCACGAGATCCATGACTGTAAGATAGACGCCTTCATGGAGCTTATAGAACAGCTAAATGGTAAAAGTGCATTAGTGTTTTATAACTATCAGCATGACCTTGTAAGGCTTCAGGAAGCACTAGCCAAGACTAAGCTAAGGGTTAAGAAGCTAGAGGGGCCACAGGACCAGCTAGACTGGAATAGCGGCAAGATAGATATATTACTTACCCACCCAGCCAGTTCAGCTTATGGGCTTAACCTACAGCAGGGTGGAAATCACGTAGTGTGGTTTGGCCTTAACTGGAATTATGAGTTATATACACAGGCTAATAAGAGACTTCACAGACAGGGCCAGACAGAAAAGGTTATAATACATCACCTGGTAACACAGGGTACGAGAGATGAAGATGTTATGGAAGCCTTAAGACGTAAAGAAGATGTGCAGAATTATGTACTAGACAGCCTAAAGGCTAGAATTAAGAGGGTTAAGGGGGAGTGATCATGACACCTAAGAAATACTTAGAACAGATTCAGATATTAGAGACCAAGATAAATTTAAAAAAAGACCAGATACTAGAGGAGAGAGCAAGGGCCCAGTCGTGTACTGCGGTAATGTTTGAGAGGGTCCAAACCTCACCTTGTGAAGATAGCCTACCCAACATAATTAATAAGATATGTGAGTTTGAAAAGGATATGGACAATCTAATTGATGAACTTATTGACTTAAAACGAGATATAATAGCTAAGCTAGACCAGATGACTAATCCCGACCATATCAGGATATTGGATATGAAATATCTTAAGGGCAAGAATTTAGTTGAAGTAGCGTGCGAATTAAACTACAGCTACAGGCAGGTTAAGAGAAAACATGGATGGGCGTTAGAAGAATTCAAGCAATTTATGTAAAGATGTCCCCTAATGTCCCCGTAACATGTGATATTATGGTAGTGTGGAAGTATAAAGGAGAGCCAGTAAGTAGTTTTACATAATCTCTAGGGCAAGAACCTTTTATTTCCACCACCAAATTAGGAAGTTACGAGAACCTCCTTAAACATATACAATTATTTTGAAAAAGACATCTTAGGGTGTCTTTTTTGTTGTTAAATATATTGTGAGAATTATTTTATTGTGATATAGTCATAGATAATAATTGTATTTAGGAGGATTGAGCAATGTGTATTTTCAATAAGAATTCGAAAGATTATGTATTTGAGAATAATAAACAAAAAATAATATGGGCGGTTTTATTGTTTTTTTTAAGTTTGGGGGTTAGTTTTTTATTGGATGAATGTTTAATAAAACTAATTGTTAGCACAGATGATTCAAAAACAATAGCCAATATTTTTGCTTTTGCAGTTTTTATTATATCTATACCGTTTTGTGCTGGGATAGCATGTCTAATGTTAAATGTGGATTTAGGAAAGAAAATCTTAATAGATGCGACTAAAGGGATAGTCTATGCTTTTGGGGTAGGTGTAATAGTTGGTATAATCTCTGTTATGGCTGGGGAAAGTATTAGAGATAATGAAAAACAAGATTATAGACCAGAAGCAATAATTAATGAAACGATATCTAATTATGAAAGAAAATTGATAATAGAGGAGACAGAAAAAGGATTGATTGAAAAAAACTATAAAAGCAGGTTTATTAATAATGATACGAAAGCTGTCAGGGATATTAGAGAACAAATAAGCAGGGATGTAGTAAATAAGATCAATAAATAAAAGTAACTTTTAAAAGGACCTGTAATGGGTTCTTTTTTCATACAATACATTGAAGGGTGGTGATATACCATGGGTTGACGTTAAAACAAAAGAAATTTGCTGATGAGTATATCATCAGTGGTAATAAATGTGAAGCAGCTATTTTAGCTGGATACAGTGAAAAATATGCGAAAGCACAAAGCCATAGATTGTTGGAAAATGTTGGAATTAAAACATATATAGACGAAAGGCTGGCAAAACTTGACTCAGAGAAGATAGCCGACCAAAAAGAGGTGCTGGAGTACCTTACTTCAGTGATGCGTGGAGAACATACCGAACAAACACTTATATCAAGAGGTGCAGAATGGGGTCAAGAGAAAACTAATATAGATGTTGGCGCTAAGGATAGGATAAAGGCCGCAGAACTATTGGGCAAGAGATATTCAATGTGGACCGATAAGGTAGATATGTCCGGTAATGTTGAGTTGATATTTGAGGATGACTATGGGGAAGAAGATATCTAGAACTGTAAAGCTGCAGTGGAACAAGGTATTTAAGCCAGTCAACGAATGCCACAAAAGATATAAGGTCCTTAAAGGTTCAGCGGGTAGCGGTAAGTCTACTAACATAGCACAAGACTATATTAAGAAGTTGTCAGATATAAGATATAAAGGTGCTAACTTGCTAGTAGTAAGAAAAGTTGACGAGTCAAACAGGGACTCAACCTTTGCAGAGCTTCAAAGTGCTATATACAAAATGTTTGGAGATCAAGCAGAAAGAGTATGGAAGGTGACCCAGTCACCACTAAAGCTTGAATGCTTACTTACTGGAAATTCCATAATATTTAGGGGAATGAAGGACGATAAGCAGCGAGAAAAGGTAAAGTCAATCACTTTCAAAACTGGTAAGCTAGTGTGGATATGGGTAGAAGAAGCCACAGAGCTAACAGAAGCCGATATAGACATCCTGGATGACCGTTTAAGGGGTCAGCTAGACAATCCTAACCTATTCTATCAGATGACCTTTACATTCAATCCTGTAAGCTCTAGGCACTGGATAAAGGCTAAGTATTTCGACATTATACATGAGGATGTGTTTACGCACCAGTCAACTTATCTGCAAAACCGCTTCATAGATGATGCATATCACAGAAGAATGATGATGAGGAAAGAACGAGACCCAGACGGATATAGAATATATGGACTCGGTGAGTGGGGAGAAGTTGGTGGACTTATATTTAATAACTGGGAAGTAAAGAATATAAGCCAAGATACATCAGATTATGAGTATCTAAGCATAGGTCAGGACTTTGGATTTAACCATGCTAATGCTATCCTTACGATAGCCTACAAGGATGGGGATTTGTATATCCTGAATGAACACTATTGCTATGAAAAAGATACATCAGAAATTATTGAAGATGTTGAGGGTAAACTTAATAAAAAAATAGTAATGTATTGTGATTCAGCAGAACCAGATAGAAAAAAGACTTGGCAGAAGGCTGGATATAAAGCCAAAGGGGTCAAGAAAGAAAAGACAACAGATAAAAAATATATCAACACGCAGATAGATTGGATAAAACAAAGAAGGGTATACGTGCATCCGTCATGTGTGAATACAATTAAAGAGTTAGGGCAATGGAAGTGGAAGTATGATGATAAGTTAAGTACTTATCTGGATGACCCAGTTCCATTTTTTGATGATGCAATTGCAGCCTTAAGATATGGCATTGAGCCTTGGAGAAAATCAAAGGGGCTTAAGACTATGAACAAGGCTAAGTTAGGATTATAGGGGGAATGATATGTATAGGACTGATAAAGAAGAATTGAGTATTGAAGATATACAAAAGTTCATCAAGAAGCACAAGGCAGAATCCATTAGATATATTAAGCTTCAGAAATATTATGAAGGTAAGCACGATATACTGGACCATACATCTAGGGATGGACAACCTAATAACAAAATAGTAAATCCATATCCTAAATATATTACTGATATGCTTGTGGGTTATTTTGTTGGACAGCCTATAAGTTATACAAGCAAAGAAGAAGATGGACTGCTTGAGGACTTGCAGGCTATATTCGATTATTCAGATGAGCAGGAAGAAAATCTAGAACTTGCCAAGATATGCAGCGTAAAAGGTAAGGCTTATGAACTATTATATCGTGATGAAGACGCACGAATAAGATTTAATGAATTTGGACCAGATCAAATGTTTGTTATTTACGATATGACAATATCGCCAAGTATTAAATTTGCTATCAGATATTATGATGTTGGTGAGGGCAATGATAAGATAACATATGCAGAGGTGTATGACAAAGAAGTATGTACGCTATATAAGGGCAAGGATTCTGATTTAAGCTTAGATCAAGTAACACCGCATACATTTAAGGATGTACCAGTAGTTGAATATTTAAACAACAAGGAAGAGCAAGGGGACTTTGAGCAGGTAATTACTTTGATAGATGCTTACAATAAGGCACAGTCAAATACATTAAATGACATGGACCAATTTACTGATGCATACTTGATACTTGTAAATATGGCCGGTACAGACTCAGAGCGAATAGATGAGCTTAAGAGAGACAGGGTAATGCTACTTGATGATGATGGTGATGCTAAGTGGCTAATCAAGGAAATAAATGATGCGTGGGTAGAGAATTACAAGGATAGAGTTAGAAGAGATATCCATAAGTTTTCTTACACACCAGATATGCAGGATGAAAGCTTTGGTAATAATCTAAGTGGCGTGTCAATTAGATATAAGATACTCGCTATGGAGCAGATAAGAAGCAACAAAGAAAGGAAATTTAAGAAGGGATTACAGCGAAGGATAGAACTTATATGTAATTCCCTAAGCCTAGAGAAGGACATAGACCTCTTCACGAGCATTAACATCAAGTTTGCTAACACCTTACCGCAGAACATCTATGAGTTATCCCAGACTATCAAGAATTTATCCCCTTACCTAAGTAGCGAAACCTTGCTTAATCAGCTTCCATTTGTGGAAAATGCAAAAGAAGAGTTGGAAAAGAAAAAGGCAGAGGATGAGGAGATAACAAGCAGTTATGATTTCACCAATATAGATAATGCAGGTGGTGATACTGATGCCAAAGAAGAGTAACTACTGGATTCAAAGGGCCCTTGAAAGGTCACGGGCAGATATCAGGTCAGCAGATGAAGTAGTTAAGACAATTAATGATGCATTCTATAATTGCTTGAAAGAAATTGAAAAAGAAATATCCGTACTATACTACAGGTACGCAGAAGATAATGAGCTTGATTATGACCTTGCTAATAAGCTTCTAACAGGTGATGAGTATAAAAGCTTTAGAATGGGATTAGAAGAGTATATGGACCTAATAGACAACCCAGAGATACAGCTGGAGCTTAACACTTTATCCACTAGATCAAGGATAAGTCACCTTGAAGAAACATTCTTTAATATCCAAAAGCAAATAGACAAGGCATATATCTACCAACATGAAGCGGTAGAATCACTTATGAAAGAGTCACTACAGACTAACTACCACAGAGTAATATTTGATATAGGTGTAGCTACTGGTGAGTCAGTGGTAAAGGACTTTCATAAACTGACTATAGGGGAAATAGTAAAAGAATTTGAAAGGCCCTGGTCAGGGAAGAACTTCAGCGAAAGAATATGGAAGAATAGGTCCAAACTAAAAGATGCCTTGGAAGAAGAGATTGTAAAGATGGCTATATCAGGGGCTGACTGCACACAAGCCATAGAGAGTGTGGCAAAAAAGATGGATGTATCAAAAAGAGCAGCCGCTACATTAGTGCATACAGAACAAGCCTATTTTAGTAGCCTTGGCACACTGAAAGCCTATAATGAAATGGGTGTTGATGAATATATCTATGTTGCTACCCTAGACTTAAGAACATCTGATATATGCAGGGACTTAGACCATGAAGTTTTTAGCATTAAGGATGCACAAGCTGGGGTAAATTATCCACCAATGCACCCTAGATGTAGAAGTACCACTGCACCATACACTGGAGCTATGGAAGGGACTAGGACAGCCAGAGACATGTTTAATAACGAAGTTAAGGTAGATAAGTCATTAAACTATAAAGAGTGGCACAAGAAGTATGTTGAGTCTGACCCTAAGTATCTGATAGAGGAAAAGAAATGGAACAATAGGCACAACGATAAAAAGCAATACAATACAATACAATACAATAAGCATAAAAAAGATGGCAATAAAGTACCTAAAAGCTTTGATAAATACCAGGAAATGAAGTATAATAATAGTAAGAAACCAGACAAGATTAAAGATGTTCCGAAAACATTAAGTAACTTTGAGAGTCACAGTAAAAACTGGTATGAATCAAACCTAAAGAATAAAATTTCAACTTCAGACAAGAAGATTGTTGAAAAAACGCTGGATGATATAGTAAGAACATCAGAATACTCAATAAGAATAAAGAGTAAGGACTTAGAAAGCTTAGTAACAGATAATAGATTCAAGAATCAATTTGAAACTAACACAAGCGGTGGTACAGTAAGTAAAGACCACAGAAGAGAGGCTACAACTCAATTATTTGGGGCAAATACAAAAAAACTAAAAAAGTCTGACTATGAAAAATATGGATATCTAGGTAACAAAGACTATCTTAAAGACTTTGACCATAATAGAATGTGGGGCGGGACCGACCAATATGGAGATGTAATATTTAGGTTTGATAAAAAAGCCTTAAAGGGCAGGGTCACAATGACCGTCAACAATAGTCTTGGGAATGCTGTTAATAAAAAGGTGATTGCGAGCAGTACAGAAAAAGCCAATATTGGATGTATTGAACTAAACGCCATAAATAAATATACAGATTTGATTAAAAATAATAAATTTAATTCTGTAGAGGATCTAGTGAATAAGATAAATGTAAGATATATAGAACTCCAATACCATGGAAAATTAACACTTGGTGAAGTAAAGGAAGTTTGCTTTACTCAGGATGTGCCAGAAAAAAGCCTAATTGAAGCGTTAAAGGGGCACAACATAAAAGCATATAAAATAGAAGGTGATAGATGTGTTGAAATTTAAAGAATTAATAGGCAGCAATGGGCTGGGTGGAATACTGATAACGTTAGAAGATGGGCGTTGCGCATGCGTAGTAAAATCAAGTGGGCTAGTAATTATAGAAGTACTTTTAGATGCTTTTTTGAAGTGGACAAGCTTTGATGAAGAAATAACCAATCTAGATAAAAAGGATGTGGAAGATGTTCTAAAAAATCCAAAGAAGGTAATGTATGGGCCTTGCGCAAAAGACTACTTGACAGATGAGGAAACGAAAGCAAATTTTGATAAAGTCAAGCACGAAGCAGGATATAATTATTAAAAGCACTTTAACAGATGTTAGGGTGCTTTTTTCATGATATTTTGTAGAATAAATATTTTCCCTATGTTATAATTAAGATAATTTATTATATCGGAGGTTGGTTGTATGAATGTTTATTTGAAAAATGATGTTGGTATGATGAAAGAATGTAAAACAGGGAAAAATTGGTTGTGTTTTTTCTTTGGCGGATTCGTGCCACTAATTGAGGGGGATATAAAAACAGCGGGGATTTATTTTGGAGTTATAATACTTGGATTCATTACACTGGGGTTTGGAGATTTTCTTATTATGATAGGGATGTCCATATTTTTACTTCTAAAATATAATGAAATGAGGATAAAAAGATGTCAGGACATTCAAAATTTGCCAATATCAAACACAAAAAAGAGAAGAACGATGCAGCAAAGGGTAAGATATTTACCATTATTGGAAGAGAAATTGCAGTAGCTGTAAAGGAGGGAGGAGCAGATCCTGCCAACAATTCAAGACTTCGTGATGTAATTGCCAAAGCCAAGGCTAACAACATGCCAAATGACACAATTGACAGAGGCATTAAGAAGGCAGCAGGAG